GCGAAGCCGCTGATTACCGAACGGTTGGCCGGGATCCGGCTACCCGACGCCATCAAGTCGAAAATTGTTGAGGCGCTGGCGCCCGCGATCCCGACCGACGCCAACGGCGCTGTTGACCTGAAAAAGCTGGACGAAGCCATCGACCTGAAAGCTAAGGAATGGCTGGACCTTCTGCCGGCGCTGGGGATTCAAAGCCCGGCATCGTTCGGCAAGCGGTTGACCGAAGCCGAAACCCTCACGGATTTGGCCGCGCTCGACACCGAGCGGGAGAACGTCATGGAAGGTCTGGCGGATCTGTTCGTGGGCAAGAAGTTCGCCAAGGGCTCGACGGACGAAGAGAAGCGCGTCCTTCGAAAGATCGGGCGCAAGAGCTTCGTTGAAGGGAGGGCCGCGTAATGGCCGCAAACAAAGCAGTCGAGCGGTTTTCGACGCTCACTCTGTTGATGCCGGTGAATGTCGCCATCGCGAGCGGCGCTCCGGTGCTTCTGGGCCGCTCCCAGGGCGGGCAGTCCCATCTCATGGCTGGTGTGACGCAAGACGCGCAGCCGAACCCGTTGACGCTCAACCTTCCGTATGACAGTTGCACTGGCTATCTGTCGGTGGACTTCGAAGGCGCTTATAACCTGAGCGTCCAGGCGGAAACGCTGGGTTGCCCTTCGGCGGGAGCGGCGATCAATACCGGAGATTCGCTGTTCTACTCCGGCGGCACTTACGATCCGACCTCGGGAATCACTTACGGCGGGGTGATCTGCAAAGACACCACCGGCGATTTCTACGGAATCGCACTGGCACCGTTGGCGGCCGGAACGACCGGGATCATCCCAGTGATGTTGAAGAACGCGGCATAAAGGAGCCACGAACATGAAATTCGTTGATGTAGCGAAAAATTACGGCGACATTGTTCGCGGCGGCCAAATCCTGCGCGGCGGGATGCGTGAGGGCTTGGATACGTCCATGTCCGTCGATCTCCCGCAGTTTGGAGAATCGACCTACGGGCGTCCCGACTTCGTGGGCGAATCCGGCGAGATCAGCATCACCGAGCGCAAGCGGCAGATTCAAGGCGCGCGCCGGTTGGTTTACGAACGGCGTCTTCACGAGGCTTCGAAGATCGTGCTTCGCGGCCTGACCGGCTCGAAGCGCGACCGGCTGAACCTCGAAGAGGCGATGACCATTTCGGACTTCCCGAATCTCTTCGGCGACGTCATCGACCGCGCGGTGCTCGCCAACTATTTGGAGACGCCGTACACCTGGGACCAGGTCGCGCACGCCTCCGAAGTGAACGACTTCCGCCCTGTGAAACGGTTCCGCGTTGACGGCGGCACAGGGTTGCTGGGCAACACGCTGTTGAATCCCACCGCGAATCTGAGCGGCGCTTCGGCGACCGGCGCGGGCTTCGATGCCAACGGGAACATGATCCCAATAGCACAGGGCGCGCAATACCCCGAAGATTCTCTAACCGACGCGGTTTACACCTATCGTGTGCAGAAGTACGGCAAGCGCATGCCGTTCGCCTGGGAAACGTTCGTCGACGACGATTTGAACGCGCTGAAAGATACTCCGGCGCGGTTCGGCCGCGGCGCACGGCGCTCCGAAGAGTACTTCGTCACGAAGATGTACGCGAACAACGTTTCGGGCAACGGCCCGAACGGCAACCCGTTCTTTTCGAATGGGAATAAGAACATCGTCAACAACGCGAACGTGGGCGACTCCGGCGGAAACAACCCGGTGCTCTCGATCACGGCGTTGCAGCGCGCGTTGATTGTGATGATGCAGCAGAAGGACACCACCGGGCAGCCGATCTCGATTGAGGCTGTCACGCTCGTGGTGCCGCCGTCGCTGTGGACTGTGGCCCAGAACATCCTGAACACCGATTACGTCTGGATGGCTGACCAGGGCGGTACGACCAACATCTACGGTTCGAACACTGCGGCGTTCGCTGGTCAGCAGCTCCACGCGCAGAACTGGGCGAAAAACATCGTTCGCCTGGCCAAGAATTACTATCTGCCGATCGTTGACGCGACGCACGGTCAGACTGGCTGGTATCTGTTCGCCAACCCGGAGAATGGACGCCCGGCGCTCGAATTCGGACGGCTGCGCGGCCACACGACTCCGGAGCTGTTCATGAAGCTGCCGAACTCGGTGGCGATCGGCGAAGGCGCTTTCGGGCCGGGCTCTGGGATCATGCCGGGAACTACCAACCAAAATCCTCTTGAGGGAGATTTTGACACAGACACCGTCGCCTACAAAATCAGGCACATTTTTGGGGGAACGCAATTGGACCCCATAATGGCGGTCTATTCCAACGGGTCCGGCGCCTAAGAGGGAAATTGGACAGTGTCGTTCAGCTACGATCCGTCAACTCCGATCGGCATCACGCGCTTGCTGGTGTCCGATACGAGCGATGCCGCGCCTCTGCCGATTTGGCAGGACGAGGAAATCACGGCGGTGCTCAATCTGTTCAACTCGCAAAACATCATCGTCGGGTTGAGCGGCTACAAACCATTCAATCCGCCTCCGCAGACGTTCAGCTACCGCAGGGCGGCGGCAACGCTTCTACGGGCGCTCGCGGCGAATCAGGGGCGTATGGCCACCGTGGGGCTGCTCGACGTGAAGATCAACGGCCCAGCGGCGGCCGCGGCGCTCAGAGCTATAGCCGACGACTATATCACGAGCGAAGAGAACGACGGGTTCTTTGCCGTGAGCGAAATGGTGCAGGACTCCTTCTCGATGCGCGAGCGGCTTTGGAAAATGCTTTACCGGTTCAACAACGCCTGATGCAATTCTCGATTCAAGCCGATTCCGCGCAGGCGGTCACGACCGCGTTCCAATCCGGATTCTTGTCCGGGCTCTGTACGATTCAAACATTGAACACGACCCAAGGCGCATCCGGCGCGCCCGATAACACCTGGACGGCTTACTCCGGGCTGATCGGGATTCCGTGTCAAATCGCCGTACCGTCCGCGAATGCCGTTCAGGCCACCGAAGTCCGCGCGCTCGAAGAATTGATGGCGAAATCCGTGCGCCACGTTCTACTGGGCGGATTCTTTCCGATCCTCAAGCAGCTCGCGCAGGGCGGCCAGTGTCGCGCGTTAATCACGATGGCGAACGATGCGGCTGTGTACGCTTTTCAGCTTCTCGGGGCTGAAGACGACAGCCAAGGGCAAATGACGCGCTTCGAGTGCGAATGGGTGAGCTTGTGAAAACAGTTTACGCGGTCATCGACGGGATGGTCGTTGGGATTATCGCTTTCGAGAAAGAAGCCGATGCGCAGACGTGGGCGAAAACGAATCAAGAAGGCGGCGAAGCGCTCGGACTGGACGTCAAGGCTGTGTCGGTTTATCCAGACGTGGCGTCCGCTCCAAAACACCCGGAGTTTTTCTAATGGGACTCTCGGCACGCGCTCAATTCGTTCCGCGAAACTCCGCTGGGCAGTTTGTTCAAGCGGTGGTGACGCCCGCAGTGTTGGCTTCGATGATTGATTCGTGCGCTTTGCTTCAGCAGGCCGCAAAGGACAAGTGCCCTGTCGACACCGGCGCGTTGCGCGATTCTATCGGCGTCACGATTACGCAAACCGGCAAGACGGTGGTGGGCTCGGTGGCACCGACGATGGACTACGCGTCCTACGTCGAGTACGGGACGGGTCGCCGGGGCTCTCCGGCACCCTACCCGCACGTTGAGACGTGGCCCGGGCAGGTGGCACAACCATACATGCGGCCGGCGTTTGATGAAAGCCAGGACGCCGTCAAAGAGCTTTTCAGGGGGCAGCTTGCTCAAGCATTCCAGCCATGACCCCATTGACCGTCAAGCTCCGAACGGCGGCGCTCGCGGACCCGAATCTCACTGGCCAGCTAGTGGGCAGCGGGTTCACCGGAGTGCAAGCGCCGTTCAATGGCTCCTTTCGCTGGTACGACCGGCAATTATGGGAGGGCTCGCCCTATCCGGCTGTTACGGTCATGCAGGTGTCTGGCGTTCCGTACCAGGCGAGTTATCGAAATCCGGTTTCGAAGTATCGAACGCAGTTCATGTTGTGGGAGGGGCCGACGCCGGATATAGCCGGTGCGCTTCTCACGGCGATTCAGACATTCATGGATTCGTTTTCCGCGGCTCAAGCCGGGCAGCGGTCATTGGTCATCGATGTACGCGACGGATTCTACGCGGCTACGCAGCCCGGAATTTATCAGCGCATCGTCGACGCGTACATTTTCTCGGACGACACGACTTAAGGGGGATTTGAAATGCCTGCACCTGGACTTGGAATTGCCGCTGTAGCGGCGCAGCCGACACTGCTGCAAACCGGAAACGGTCAGTGTCCCGAATCGTTTCAGACGATTTCGAACGTATCGAACATCAAATGGGCCAAGAAGACGAAAGTGGTCGACGTCTCGTCTCATTCGACCGGTGATCCGTATCAGCGGCAATTCCCCACGATGCTCTACACCGGGGACGTCACGTTTGACATCTTCTGGGTTCCCGAGGATCCCACGCATTCTTCGGCGCAAGGTGGCCTGACGAACCTGTGGAAGAATCGCATCGAAGGCGATTTTCAGTTCGTCTATCCAGACGGGCACAATTCGACGGAATCGTTTTCGGGCTACGTCACCAATATGGGCATGACTTCGGCTGTCGCGGATGTGCTCAAGCAGAGCATCACCATTTCGGGCACCGGGCCGGGAAGCTGGGTCTAATGAGCCAGAACAACGGAAGAGAGCCGCAAGGTCCGCCGATCGTTTACCCGACGCTGAACGTTCGCGGCGTCGATTACCGGCTGAAGTTTTCGCTGGGTGCGGTGATCGCGCTCGAAGATATGGGCATGACGATGCCGGATCTTCAGAACGAGCTGAACCGGTGGAAGCCGACGACGAACGAAGCCGGGGAGGTGATTCCCGGCCAGGTGAAGCCGTCCATCCTGATGAAGGTGATCCGGGCTTGTTTGCCGGAAGAGTGCAACATCTCGCTTCGGGCCTTGGCGGATGAATTCGACCCGACCGACTTTCCGATGTTGATTACGAAAGTCGGCGAGGCGTTTGCAAAAATGCGGCCGGCGGCGGTGAAACTCCAGGAGCCGGCGGCGATCCAGGAGCGGCCGACAGTCCAGTAGACCGCGAGGAGCATTGGTTACGTCTATGGGCGTTCGCAACGAGTCCACACGGTTTAGGGCTCAATGCGGACGCCCTTTGGCGTCTCAGCCCGCGCGAGTATCGAGCCTATCAGGATGTCTGGCAGTCATCGAAAATGCTGGAGGCTCAAGCGATGGCCGATTTCAGGAACGTGCATTTCAGGGCAGAAGGTTCAGAACCGTGGGAAGCCGCTCACTTCTTCGGCAAACCCTATGGAGAGCGTTCCTTGGTTCCAACAGTGGAAGAGATTTTGAAGTACCGGGCATACAAAGTGAAGCCGCGGCAGGAATTGCCGGATTGGGCAAAGGGGAGTAAGTCATAGCAGATTCACCCATCGGCGAGATACCTATCCTCGTAACTGCGGACTTTGGTGACGTCGAAACGGGCATCACCGCCGCGGTATCTGCGGCAAGTGCGGGCGCGGATGCCATCGCATCAGCGTTTGATATTCCGGATCTCACCACCGGGCTTTCGGATCAACTCAATCTTTTCGCGGATGCGTCAACTAACGCGGGCGCCGCGGCGGCAGCGGCAGCCGATCAGCTGGCGCTATTCGATACCAACGCCATCGAAGCCGCTGACTCGATGGAGCAAGCCGGCGATGGGCTGGCGGCTATGGCCAGCGGCGCGGAAGCGGCATCGTCATCGCTTGGTGAAACTGGAGATGCCGCCGAAGAAGCCGGCACAGAAGCCGAAGGCGCTGAGGGTGGATTCGCTGGGCTCGCGGAATCCATGCTCGCGGTCGGCGAAGCCCTGGTCATCACTGAAGGTCTGAAGGAATTCGGGGAAGAAGCGCTGAATGCGTATGGAACGGTGCAGAGCGTCACCATTGGGTTGACGCAGCTCACCGGATCCGCTGAACAGGCCGAGACGATCATTAACCAGATCAAGGAACTGGCAGCGACGGAGCCGTTTGCTTTCCCTGATATCGCACCTACCGTGCAGAAGATGGTCGCGCTAGGAGTCGCGGCGGATCAAATCCCAGGCGTCATGCAAGCCGTTGCGGATGCCGCGGCGGCGACCGGGAACCAGTTCAATCAGGTCGCCAACTCGTTTGATCGCATGACGCTGTCGGGCACCGTCAACGCGCGCGCGTTAGTCCAGTTGGGCATCAGCACTCAAGGGCTCGGCGATGTGATGGGCGTGGCGTCCGACCAGGTCAAGGCTGCTTTCCTGGCGATGGATCAATCCGATCGCATCGAAACCCTAGAAGCTGCGATGGGTAAATTCGCGGGCTCTGCAGAGGCACAGGCTGCGGGCATCAAGGGCGCCTGGCAGATTTTCGAAAACCAGTTTGAGGAAGTCATGGTTGGCGTGGGGGAAGCGCTTGCGCCAGCGGCTGTCGCAATTCTCAACTTTGGAAAGACGGCGCTCGCGTCGATTCAGGAAGCCGTCGACGCTTTCAATTCGCTGTCCGAACCGGTAAAGGAATTCGCCGGGTTTGTAGCGATCGCTGTAGCGGCACTGGTCCCATTGACCGGCGTCGTCGCGGCGCTCGGGTTCGCTATATCTGGACTCCAAACGGCCGGCGTTGCGTTCAGTGGGATACTCACGACAGTTGGGATTGCTGGGGGTGAGGCTGCGGCGGGCGTCGAGGGCGCCGAAGTCGCGGCCACTGGGCTAGGCGGCGCGTTCGGCTCACTCATCCCGGTCGCGGCTGCGGTTGCTGGCGCCCTCGCTTTTGCGTGGCTGACCGGAACGGTAGATGCTTTCGAGAACTTTGGCACGGCCGCTAAGAACCTTGCGGCGACATTCGATATCGTTGGGGCTTCCGCCGGTTCACTCAGTGGCGCATTTAGCCCGCTCACTCTCGCGCTTCAGCTTGTCGATACATCGATCGGCTCTCTGATCTCAAAGGCGGGCGGCTGGGAGACATTTTGGGTAGGCTTTAAAATTGCCGTCAATCCGGCGGCGGATGCATTAAACGCCATGGCCGCGGTGATGACGCTGTTCAGCGGCAAGATCAGCACGATGGACCCGTTGATGGCGTCCATGCTTCAGAAGTTCCAAGCTGTTCCGCCGGCGACCGACGGAGCGACGGACGGAACGAACAAGTTCTCAGCTGGGCTTCAGAAGGTCGTCGACGCGCAACTAAAAGCGAATACCGAAGTTGCGGCGGCGAAGCAGACCCTCGACGACGCTGGAGCGGCGCTGGCAGCCGGGACGATTACTCAAGGGACGTACAATGCGGCGCTGCTGGCCTACGATAACGCGCTTCAGAAAGCCAATCCGCACGGTAAGGACTTCGCGTCGACAGTCGCAGGAATCGAAGCGGCGGCGGCTAAGGCTCAGGCGACCTTTAAAAGTTCGCTCTCCGTTTACGATCAGTTGGTTATCGGGTTCCAAAATGGCAGTGTGTCGGCGGCGGTTCTCGATGAAGCCTATACGAAGCTCGAAGCCAGTGCGAAGAAAGCCGGGCAAGCAATCGCGGACGCAACTGGCATCCTGGCGCAATGGCAGCAACAGAACGCGCAAACTCAGGCAGTTTCTACGGCGACGACAGACGCCCTCGACGAACTCACCAAAAAGTTCAATGACGGCGATATCTCGATTCAGCAGTACACCTCGGATTACGCCAAGTGGCAGGCGGCGCAGAAGGCGGCCGGGGATGTTGCGGTAACCGTCGAAGGCCAAGTAGCTGCACTGACAAACACTGTCGCACTTCAACAGGGGACGCTCGCGGTAAACATCGTTGCGTGGGGCCAACTCGCAACAGCCGCACTCACAAATTCAAAGGATCTCCCGGCGGCCGCTGATGCGATGAAACTCGTACAAAGCGAAGCGTCCGCGCTCGGCATCACAATCACACAGGTAGGGCAGGGCTACACGCTTTCGTCGACTAATATGACGGCGGCGGGACAAGCCTCCGTGAAGGCGCTTGCCGAGCAGATGACGCAAGCTGGGCTTACCGTGCAAACGATCAGCGGTGGTATCCCGGTCTACACCGATGCCGCCACCGGCGTGACGGTCTACGGAAAAGCGCTTTCTTCAACGACTGGCAATTTGGAAGACGTAAATACCGGGATTATTCGGTTGAACGTCAACCTTCCGGGCCATGCCGCAGCACTTCAGGCGGCGGCGGTTGCTGCTGGACAGCACGCGGTGGCTCTTGGCGGCCTAAACACGGCTGCGCTGAACGTCGACCCGTCGCTGTTCAATGTGACGGCGGCGGTTAATAATCTGACGACGGCAGGGAAAGGCTCAGTCAACACCTTCGAGAATGCGCTTTCGGTTTTTAATAACCTCGCGTCGCAAACAAACCTGACGGTGCAGCAGCAAGTCGCGCTTGAAAACGCATTCAAGCAAGTTCAGAGCGCTGGGACGGCGCTCGGCCTCCAGGTGCAGTTCGTGAACGGCCAATTGGTCGTGACGACACAGAGCGGGAACGGGGGCAGCCAGGCGCTGCAAGGGTTCCTGCAGCAGATCAACAATCTGACGAATCAGACGCCGGCGTCGACAGCGGCACAGGACGCACTCGCGCGAGCGATCAATAACGTCGGAGCGGCGGCTCAACAGGCGAACAGCGACATCGGATCATTCGCGCAGGATGAAGCGGCCCTGATGGGCGGATCTGGCGGCGGAAAGGGCGGCGGATCAACCACCGAAAATGCCGCTGAGATGTTCGGGCTTGAGGCCGATTCCGAAATCGGCGGGGGTGCCATTACTTCTCAGGAAGCTGGCGCCGCCGGTTACATCCTGACCGGAAATAACCAGCTCGAATCGATCGCAAACTGGAACGCGCAAGTAGCTGTGCAGGTCGCTGATCTCGCTGCTGCCATCGGAACCACCGGAAAATACATCGAGCAAGTTGGCTCGTATACGGATCAGTTTGGCAATGTCATCGACTTTGCGCAACAGGTCCTCAATACCAACTACGTGCCCGCGACCACCGCGGCGGCAACGTCCACTTCTACCCTTGCGACTGCTTCCACCACTGCGGCATCAAGCGTCGGCGATCTCGCTACTGCGGCGACTCTCACTCAGCAGCAGTTGGATGCGCTGAATCAGACCACCACGGACGGAACGACCACAACCAATTCTTTCACGCAATCGATCGACAACGGAACCCAGCAACTTTCCGCATTTGTCGATTCGATGGGCGAGTGGCAAGTCACTAACGGCGAAAACCTGCAATCGATCACCACCGCGACCATTCCCACGGTGCAGCAGCTTGAGAGCCTGGGGGTGTCTTCGACCGATGCGCTGAACGCTGTGAATGGCTGGACCGAATTGGTCAATCAATCGAGTGCGGCGGCCGGAAGCGCAACGAATGCCACAGCTAATCTGGCAAGCGCGGCAAGCACGGCCGCACAGGCGCTTCAGTCACTTCCGAACGCCGTGGCTCAGGTGTCTGGTCCAGGTTCAAGTGCCGGTGCATCGACTTCCAGTAATTCACCGGACTTTGTTCCGCTGTCGCAAAGCTCGACCGCTCCAGCATCGCCGGCGCCGGGCGAAACATACACCAAGGGGAGTGCCTATGTAAATGGCGTCCTTGTCCCAGGCTGGACACTCAGCGAAACCGGCGGCGTAGCGAATGCCGGCGCGGGATCGTTCAACGTCTCGGAGTCGGCAGCCGGCGCGGAATTTGGCTCGATCACGAATCCGACCACCGGAATTTCGACCAGCATCGGGAACGATCAGGCAGCCTCGATTATTAATGCGATCAACTCTATCCCGGGGGGCACCAATGGGGTGAGCGGTGAGTCGGAGGCGCAGGCCGCACTTCAAGCGCTCGCATCATCCAGTCAAATCGGCGGCTCGCTGTTCCCCGGCACGCCAACCTTAGGCTCGCCATCGCCTCAGCTCACAATGACGAATTCGGGGAACAACACCAACACCATCACGATCAACCTGAACACTGGAACTGTAGTTGGGCAAAACGGCGCACAGCAGCTCGCTCAGATGATCCAGACCGCGATAACGCAGACTCTTCGGCAGAACGCAGGATTGAAACTTTCGTAGGGGGAAAATTATGCTTGTAGGACTTAAGGGAACACCGGCGAAGCGCGATCCGCACGAGATGCTGGAACTCGCCTGCGCTGAACTCGCGGCGCGGCCAATCGTTCCGCTGAAAACGCTGGACCTCGAAAACGCCACACTCGAAGAGCTTCACCAGCAGAAGCGGGCGCGCGAAGTCAACAAAATGGTGCTCGCGGCTGAGATGCAAATCATCAACCGCGTAACCAATTCGCGCGAAGCGGCGGCAGAGCGCGATAAGGCAGCGGGCGCCGATCCGAAGCTCAATCAAAATCTGATCGGAGGCAAATAAAGTGAGTAACAGATTTTATTCCCTTGGTGTTGAAGCTTTCCTTGCCGGAAGCATCGACGCTCTCACCGACACGCTGAAGGCTGACTTGGTTTCTTCGGCGAGCTACACGCCGAACACTTCAACGGATCAGTTTCACTCGACCGTGACCAGCTCCGGCGGCATCATCGCGGCGGGCGTCACACTCACTTCGGTGACTGGATCCGGCGGCACGCTCTCAGCGGCCAACGTGGTGTGGTCTTCGGTTACCGGATCCGCGGCGGCCCTCATTGTGCTGTGGAAGTCCACCGGCACGGATTCGACGTCTCCGCTCATTTGCCTGTTCGATACAGCCACTGGGTTACCTGTGACGCCGAACGGCGGAAACATCACGGCGGCGTGGTCGAGCGGCCAGGTGTTCACGCTTCGCGAATCAGTTCACGATAAGCAGGCGCAAAAGTTCGCGGATCGGATGCGGCGGCGCTGGCGCGATCTCATGGACAAGTGGGAGCGGACGCCGTCCGGATTGCTCGTTCCGTCGAACGCACGGATTCAGATTCCTTCTCTCGTACTGGGGTAACGCATGGCGACGGAGAATTACGTTGATTTCAGCGCGGCCACAACTGTGGCCAGCGGCGGGCGCACGTCCGGAGCCACGACGCTCAATGTTGCTTCGACCGGTTCTCCGTTTCCATCTGCCGGAAATTTCTCCGTCGTCATCACTGACCAGTCGACCGGCGCGGCGAAGGTCATTCTACGCGTTACGGCGATTAACAGCGGCTCGCAGTGGGCCGTGACTCCTGAAGGCACTGACGCGAGCGCGAACGCTGGAGACAACGTTTATGCGGTGCTCTCTGCCGCTGGGCTCGACGGCATTCGTGCCGACTGTAACCAGACGGGCACTCGCGCCAATCTCCCGTCGACCACCGGTCAGAAGGCTGGCAACCGGTACAAGTGCACGGATTCGCCGTACGAGTTTATTTTCGATGGCACGGCGTGGCGGCCGTTCATTTTCGGCTACCGCGTCGACGAGCCGCTGTCGGCCAATTTCGCTTGGACGAATCAGGGAAGCTCAACCATTACGACTACTAACGGCGGCATTCTTCTAAAGGTTCCACCGAACTCTGGCGATTCGCTCAGGCTTCAGCAGCTCTCTACCATCAGCGCACCGTACACGTGCGATATCGCCTTTATGGCGAACTGCTACAACCAAAACTTCACCGACGCGGGGCTTGTTCTATATGACAGCTCCGGAGGAAAGCTAGTCACTTTCCAAACCCAAAACTCCAATTCCAACGGACCGCCCTTGTCGCTCGGGACGGCCCGATGGAACTCCACCACGAGCTTTAATGCCAGCGAAAATTTCCTCAATGGGGCCTCGACAATCGAGTTATTCGGGTCAGTTGGGCCGCTGTTCTGGATGCGGATCTATGACGACAACACGAACCGAAATTTCTACTTCTCGATGGATGGAATTGTCTTTAACTTGGTGTTTCAGGAAACGCGAACCAATTTCCTGACTCCAAACAAAATTGGTTTCTTTATCGACATGAACAACACTGCCACGAGTATGTGGGGCGCGTTGTGGGCGGTTCATTTCAATTTGTATAGCGGCGCACCGCCGACGACGGGATACAGTGTCTAATCCATGGCTGCTTACCTTGCTTCGTTCTTTAGCAACGATGCGAACGGCCAGGGGATCATCTGGTGTTTCTATTCCACTAATGGAGTAACATTCACTCAGTTTGCATGGCCGCTTCCTGCCGACACAGGAGGGAATAGCGGAGGCTCCGCGCGTGATCCGTCGATCGTTTACAATCCGGCAGATGGAAATTTCTATCTGGTCTGTTCAAACGGTGGATCGTCGGGCGTTGGGACCACAACATCTTTCGGCCTTTACAAAGCTACTGAACTCGGTGGAGCGTGGACGCAGATCGGCCCGGTAAACACCACGCTTACCGGTAGTAGCCCACACGTGTGGGCACCAGAGTGGTTCATCGATTCGACAGGCAGCATATACGTTATCTTTGCCTTCAATGGATCGAACACCACTGGCACCAGTTTTAGCGTCTACATCACCAATCCGACCAATTCCGCGTTCACCACGTGGGCAACGCCCACGCTGCTCGCGAGCAACGTGGGCTATGACCCCTTTCTAGTCATCAAAAGCGGGACGTATTTTCTTTTCACGTCCACGGCCAACGCGAGCGGCGGCATCAATTGCCTATCCGCCTCGTCGCTGACCGGCACATACGCGAGCGCGGCACTATCGGGATTACCATCTGGCGCAGAAGGTCCGTGCATGATCCTTGAAGGATCGACATGGACGCTCTTTTTCGATAATTCAGCGGCGAGCGCAACCGCTGGCAACATCGAGTACCAGACGGCCACCAGTAGCGCGTGGTCAGCTTGGAATTCCGCAGTCACGGTGACGTTCAATCTTCCACCGTCACTTTCCACGCTGAACTTCAAGCAGGGCACGGTTATTAACTTTCCGGGAATTTCTGGACCGTTCGTCCCGTCTCAGCAGGCGTTTTCTAATCCGCTGGTTAGCCAAAGCGAAAGCCTCAGCGGAACACTGCCCGACACGAACGCGCGCCTCGGCACGTCGCGGATCGGCGCGATGCAACTCGGCCTCGGGCCGAATCAGCTTGGACCGCCTCCGAGCACGACGATTTCACCAGCGGCGGGGGTCCCGTCGCGGCAGAGCGTCCCGAATCCAGTAGTCGCTGGACCACTAAAGGTAACTGGCGTTCCTTCGCAACAGAATGTAATCACCCCCACCGTTACGGCTCCGGATACGCTGAACATTCCGTTACCGATCACCTGGACGCCGCGCGCATTTCATACGCCGTCCGTGGTCGGTCCTGTCGGTCCGGTGAGCCCAGTTCCATCACAGCAGGCGCTGTACGCGCCCACGATGGATGTATCCCAGACCATCGCGCCATCGGCGGCAGTCCCGTCTCAACAGGCTTTCTTCGCGCCCGATGTCTCAAACGTTCAGGTCATTTCACCGGCGAAGGTTCCAAGCCAGCAGAGCTTCCTATCGCCGCACGTGTCCGGATCTTCGCAGTTCATCACACCGATTGGGAGCCTTCCGTCTCAGCAATTCGTACCGGCTCCGGATATCGAAGGCGGCGTCTACAGCCAACTGAATCCGGCGATCGACGGCCTGCAAATCTTTCTCGGTGGCGTGGAAGTCACCAAGTACACGCTTCTGCTTGAATCGAACGTGCCGAGCACTGAGCCAACGTTGGGCTCCGGCGGCGTGGCGCAATCCTGCACGATTCAAAGCCAGGTCATTGGGCGCTGGACCGCGACTTTCAAGCTATTCGACAACACCGGCACAATCTCGCCCAGCCTTGCTCAGACGGTGCAGATCCTCGATTACGGTGTAAAGATTTTCGCGGGCTGCATTCAAAGCATCTCGATCAATCGGGAACTCTCGACGGCGAGCGCGATCACTTTCGAGATCACAGCAACCGACAAGAGCGGCATTTGCGACCACCGCGTGGTAGCCGGAACACCGGACTACCCGGCAGGCAGCGACGTCGCGCAAACGATTCTGGATATCGTCACCAATTATCTGAACGGGGAAGGAATCACAACGAACAATGTTCCTACCGATGGTAGCCTCGGACTGCTGGCGACGGATGAACAATTCAACTTCAACACGGTCACGCAGGCGTTCGATCAAATCTGCACGGATAACGGGCTCCTCTGGTTCGTTGACGTTAATGGCGACCTCAATGTCTGCACTGAGGACACTTTCCCGGAAGCGCCGTTTGATCTTACGGAAACATCGGGCAACTGGCGCAATTTAGCCGTTTCTTTGAATCTGCTGAACTACCGCAATAAACAATACGTCGTCTCGAACCTCAGCACCTTGCCCGGCTCGGCGACGTCGGGCGACAATTCAGGCGGCCAAGGCGGCGGCGGAAGCTCGGCAATCGTCAGTGAAACCTACGTCTGGAACTTCGCGAACCCGGGCGTGCCGAATCCCGGAATCGTCATGCAGGTTATCAACGGCACACCGACTCTTGTCGGCGTTCAGGTCCAGCTCCCAATCCAGACTATTCAGAGCATCGTGGTGTCGGGAGGTTTCACTCCGCAAACCGTGTACGAATTGTCGAATTTCAACGGTCAGACCTCGCAGGCTTCGAACGATTACCTGTGGTCGTATCTGTCGTCGACCGATCCCGCAGGGCTGAACACGATTGCCGACACGCAGGCGTTCCCGGAGATCCTGTTGCCCTTGGGTGCTACTGTGACCATCAACTACGTCCCAGGCACGAATAACGCAGCGGCGCAGACCGGTGCGGCCATTGTGGCGGTTACCCCTCCCGGCGCTCCCAGCGTCGGGGGATTGGGTTCCTGTGGCTCAGGAATCTACGAAGCGGTCGAACAAGTGCAGAACGTCTCGACGCAGGACGGCCTGCAAGCGATCGCAAATGCCATTCTTTCGCGCTACGGCGGCGTTCCTACAACGATCGACTTCGAGACGGACTATCCGGGCCTCCGGCCAGGCCAAGTCATCACAATCAACATCCCAGGCACCTACGCGCCCACGGCTCAGTTCCTGATTACCCAGGTCCAAGGGACGCACATGTCGGGGAATATCGGCTACGGAATGAGCAAGGGGACCGTAAATGGTTCATTCCGTTGGGCGGTTGAGTGCTCCAGCATCCTGGACCCTGGAAATTGGGTTAAGTGGTACGAAAACCTGATTGAGCGGACGCAAAACGCGCTCCCGGTGTACCAGTACGAGGAAGCGGACTTCGCCATCGGGCTAGGGGGCGGTGGGAATATCGGCAACGGCCTGGTGCAGGCGAATCCCTACATCGTCAAGCGCACCGGGCTGCTGTTCGACATGCACGCGGCGGCGGCCATCCCGCCAACCGGTCAGGACCTGGTCATCACCTTCTATCGAAACGGCATCCTGATCCCCGGCTCAGTGACGATTCCGGGCGGATCATTCGCCAACACGGACAACGTCTTCACTTTCCCGGCGACCACCAGTTTGTACGTGTTTGCCAATCCACCGAACGGCCCGAACGACATTATCACGATCGCGGCGAATTACCGGGTCACTGGGGCAAATCCCACGCCCGCCATCAACGTGACGGCGTTTTTGCGGTGGAGGATCTAAGTGCTTCGCCACGTCGACGGCTGGGACCCGTACCCTCAAAACGAAAACGATCAGAAGCAGTTGAAGTACCCGCAATCGTACATCACCTTTCTGCAACAGGGTGGTTTCTCGCCGGCGCCGGGACCGGCCGGCAGCTCTAGCGCGCTGGATCAGGGCTTCTTTCTTTTCAATACGGCTTTCGGTGAAGCGAACTTTCAACGAACTTTTGACCAGCAGCCGACATGGTTCTACGCGCTCGACTTTCAAATGGCCGGCGTTCCGGCGATGGCTCCGTATCCCGTCATGGAGTGGTGCAGATTCACCCAAGGCGCGAAACCCAGCGGCGTGAAGCTGTGCAGCCTCACCACCACGGCAACCGGGCAAATGACGGTGACGTTTTACGATGGGACGCCAAGCGAAAACCCGTTGGTGAGTTTCACGACGACGGCCACGCTCGCGGCGAATCAGTACACCCATCTCGATTTCACGGCGACGTTCACCGGATCGGGTTCGTTCATCCTTCGATTCTTCTCGGGCGGCGTACCGTCGATTGTTCTCCAAAATACCGGCGTCGGGTTGGGGCTTCTCTACCCGTTACCCGATACGGTCACCGTGGTGCGCTGGCAGGGCTTCGGACCTCCCGGCGTGGCGATCGACAATACGGTGATCTGGGATGCGCAAAACAACGGCGACGGCTTCACTGGGCTGATGCCGCAGCAGCGTGTGACCACCGTCGTGATGACGGAGGATCTCAACGCCAACTGGTCACCGTTTCTCGCCGCACCGACGCTCAATCAGGACGCTGTGAGCCCGCTGCGATTCAACACGCCGATGTCAGATTACGATTACGCGATTCCGAACAACGGAAACGCGGTCCAGCTTTTCAACGCCGGGGCGGTTCCCTGCTACGGGCTCATCAACGCCGTCGCCTTGAACGTCGACGCGAAAGCCGTTCCGCCGATCGGGTCCCTGCCGCAAATCACGCTGCTGTGCCGCGAAACCGTGGCGCTGAATCCAATGGGCGTCTTTTCGCTGCTGAACCTTTTCCCCTCGAGCATCAGCAGTCTCGTGCGCGGATACTGGAATTTCCAAGCCATCGCGGCGCGTTCGCTTCAGACCGGAAACGTGTGGCAGGCGAACAATCTGAGTCAGATTGCATGGGGAATGCAGGCCGATCCGGGGAATTTACCGGAGCGGGTTTCTGCCGTATACTTGGAAGTTTTAACGGACGTGTCGGGATTGTCGTTCACCTGCGGCGGACCGTCGAATTATTCGTACTGAAGGGAGCACCATGCACGACATTCTGACGCCCGCGTGGGTTCCGGTCGTGGTCGCAATCATCACAGCAATCCCTGGGACCGTCGCGGCTATATACGCCATCGTAGGCCACGCTAAGATTGAGCAACTGACTTTAAGCGTCAACGGACGCCTCACTGAACTGTTGAAAATCACCGCAAGGTCATCAAAGGCCGAAGGGGCCAAAGAAGAAAAGGACAATCCGACACCCTGATAGGGTGTTGGAAAGAAAAGGATGAAACGGCGACATGCCTAATCGAGGAAACGGAAACGAACTGTCGCGTATCTGCGTACTAGAGGAACAAATGGAACGCCTTCTAGGAAACGGACAGCCCGGTCTGATCGCGGAACTGGAGCATGACATGTCCGAAGTTAAGCAAAACGTCTCAGGCATCGGCAAGCAACTCAGCGACGCCAAGTGGAAAGCTATCCTGTTTTTCATGATCCTAGTGACTGCGATCGTTTGCGCCGGATCGGGAACAGTCAGCCTCAAAACCCTCATTGAACTGTTCAAGTAAGGCTTTCACCCGATTGCGCACGTGCGCCGCGTTGCGTTATTCTCGTGACATGGAAGCAAGTCAGGCTTGGGAACTCGAAACACTTCAGCGCGTGACGGAGACGTCCGATGCTGAACTGATCCGGCTTGCGCAGGAATGTGCGCAGGATTCCGGCTTAATCCATCTGGGCGAACTGACGCGTGTCGATGCCGACGATCTGATCCGCACGCTGCGTCAGTACCGTTACTTTCGCGAGATTCAGGCACTTGACCGCGAAGCGGCGCTCGTGTAGCATCTTTCCATGTCCGTGGGAACTGCGGCTGGTAGGAGCGGCAGATTGCGCGGCAAGTTCGAGTTGTGATCCTTAGTGAGACACCCTGGCCCGTTCCGGTCTACACCGCCGGAGCGGGCTTTAATTCTATGAACGATCTGATTCAGCGAATCGTGAACGCGATTATCCGGCAAGAGGGCGAAGGTCCGATTGCCATGAATCCTGGTAATTTGCGCGGCGCTCCGTGGGTCACGAATCCGCTAATCATCAACGGTTTTTGGGCTCCGTCGAGTCGAGCAATGGGTGTTGCTGGGCTCGCGCATCTTGTGGCGCTGCACGTCGCCGAAGGGAACACGCTCCGCGACTTCATCGCAGGGCATCCGGGAGTCTACGCGGGATTCGCGCCCGGTGCGGACGGCAACAAGCCCGACACCTACATCGCCGACGTGATGAACTGGGCTGATGTAGACGATCAGGACTCATCGCTGTATTTGTACTTGCTGGACTGAGCACGTGCTACACTTCTCAAATGGCAAAGTCGAGTAAGCCCAAACCGAAAGCAACGCCGATCCGCGCGAGCTTCTTCATTCCTGCTGAGGATTACGCGGCTGCGAAGAAGATGGCGGCACGCGAGAAGTCCAGCATTTCGGCGTTCATCACCAAATGCGTGCGGCTGGCGCTCCGGTAAACACCTTAGCGAAAAACGGTACTCCAGTACCCTTGCGCACATGCTCAGATCAGGAGCATAATCGGTTCATGAAAGCCAGCGAATTAATCAAGGTTCTCCAGGACGTGATATCGGAGCATGGCGACGTGGACGTCATAATCGACGCCGCTGGTGAAGAGCTTACGGTCTTCCCTTGGTGCGGAGACGACGGCATAACCCTGGATATTCGCGACGGAAAGCTGTTTATATGAAAGCCAACAGACGCCAAATCCGAGCGGCCCGGCTCATTGTTGCGACCCTACTGCTTGCGGCTTGTGCCAGCGATACACCAATCTCGACATTGCCGCGCCTGATCGCGCGAGCGGATTTCGACCAGTGGCGCGGCATCGCGTTCAACGCTGGAGTGCCGGTGCCAGACGAGGGTGTTAAGTTGGCAACGATTGCTTTACTGGAGGGGATGTTATGAAATTCTCACCGCGCGATTTCGTGATCGGCGTGGCGGCCGGCATGTTCCTGTGCGCGCTGCTGTTCAGCTACGTTTTCAGGATGGCCGCGCAGAAGGAAGAGGCGATGCGGTGGCTGCGTCAACGGGTGGCTGGGCGGTAACCATGCACATTTACGCTCTATTCCTGGTGTTTCTTGGCCTGCATCTGTTTCGCGGGTGCATCAAGGCTGCTCGTGGGCCAAGGTCGTATCGGCCGCGTCCCCGGTAAAAAGTTGCCGGTGATATTGCGCACGTGCGCGTGTTCGTGATACCCTCATCTCACCCGCGATGCAAAACCCCGCACTTGCTCACCCGGATGTACACCGACCGTGGTCTAACTGGTCTGAATCCGAGACGCTTCACGTCGCAACCTGCTACTCGAATCCTTTCCGCTGGCGCACCCGTCGCGAGCTGGCGAACGATTTTCGTCGGCACATGGCCACATCTCCAAACGTCAAATTGCATTTCGGCGAGCTGGCGTATGGCGACCGTCCGCACGAAGTGACCGGTGAAGATCCGCTCGACGTCCAACTTCGCACGCAGGCCGAACTATTCCACAAAGAGAACATCCTGAACGCCGTCATCAAGCGGTTCCCTGCGGATTGGAAGTACGGCGCGTGGATTGATGCAGATTTTCACATGACCCGGCATGATTGGGCGCTCGAAGCGATTCACCAGCTTCAGCATTACGATTTCGTGCAGTTGTTTTCGAGTTACGCGGATCTGTCGGGCGAGACGTATGGCAGCGGCCACATACCCACTCGCGTGAATGCCAGCTTCGCCTACAACTACGTCCAGTCTGGCTACGCGCTTCCGCCGGGTTACTCGAATGGTGGTTGGCGCACACCCGGCGGGAACGCGGATGATGAGTATTACGGCCTGGGGATGGCTGGGCGCCGCGGCGTTGGGGCGACGGGTGGCGCGTGGGCATTTCGGCGATCGGCGTTTGATACCGTTGGTGGCTTGCTTGACGTCTGCATTCTGGGTCATGGTGACTGGTTCATGACGTTCGGGCTCGTCGGCGAAGAAGCGCCGGATATGCGCATCGACGGCTACTCGGATGACTACCGCGGCGCGATTCTGGCCTGGCAGCGAAACGCGGCACGGCTGAAGAAAAACATCGGCTATGTGGACTGCTTCGCGACGCATGGATTCCACGGCTCGAAGGTTCGCCGCGGATACAGTTCGCGGGACAAAATCCTGGTGGCGCACAAATTCACCCCGCGGCTCGATCTTCGCTCGGACTGGCAGGGAATTTACCAGTTGAGCGGTGACAAACCGGCACTACGTGATGCGGTGCGGGCTTACTTCATCTCGCGCAATGAAGATGATCCAAACCTCTATGGATCAGAAAGGAGCCTCGTATGAGACTCGCGGTGCTATTCATCGCGGCTTGTTCGCTGCATGCCCAGAACTGGTTTCAGTTCAACAATGGCGACACGACGTGCCGCGCGTCGACTGTGCAGTCGTCGCCCTTCCGCTTCACTTTCCTGTGCGAGAATGCGCGCGGCGCAACCGGTGGTAGTTACACGGCGGTGGGATCCACCACTGCGGATGTGATCCAGTTCGGCTTGAGCGGAACGACTCCCGAGAACACGGCCAGTTGCCTAATCGCGGTCAATACTACGGCGGTGGCGGTGGTCATCGGAAGTTTCGGGAGCGTGGCGGCGAATAGCGTCGCGTGGCAGTGTGCGCAAGGGGTGAGCGGTTCAACGCCCACAGGTGGGAGTCTTTCATTGAAAGGGAAAAAATGAGAACAATTCAAAGCGTGATTGCGGAAATTATTCCGCTACTTCCGGCCGATCCAACGTCGGACATCGCGGACAACATGACGGTGCTCAAGGCAGAGTTGGCCGTCATGAACCGGGCGGCGAACTATACGCCTCCCGAGTCGGAGCTTGTATCAAGCCAGTGGGCGCGCCTCGAAGCCACGCTCTACCGCTACATGCCGCCGGTGACTTACGCACCGTGGTGCGTTCAGATTTCCGCGCTGGTGATGAATACGGCCGCGGGAGCCAAGAAATGAATTTTCGGCTTGGAAAGAATCCGCCAGTCTACGACGCTCGCACGCTGAAACTGGAGCGTTACATGGGGACGCTGCCGGTTCCACCGCCGGAAGCCAACTTCATCACGAAGGTGCCTAGCTTTCCGATGTACGCCAACGACACGCTGGGCGATTGCGTAGCGGCGGCGGCCGGCCACATGGTCCAGAACTGGACTTGCTACGCCGGCAAGATTGCGACACCGACACTCGCGGACGTAATCAAGTTCTACGAGTTCAGCGGCTACGATCCTGCCGATCCGTCGACGGACCAGGGCTGGGATCTGCTGGCTATGATGAAGAAATTCCGCACCGATGGGCTGGGTGGCCACAAGATCGAGGCGTTTGCCCAGCTCACCACCGGCAATTGGGCGCAGCTCAAGCGGGCAATCAGCACTTTCGGAAATGTCTGCATCGGGTTCGCGCTGCCAGATGCGGTCGTACCGGAAGACCCGAGCGCGGACTGGACTAAAATTCCGTGGGTGTGGACGCCCGACATGGCACCCGATTCCAATAACGGCCACTGCGTGCCGGCGATGGCCTACTCAAACAACTGGGTGGATTTCGTTTCATGGGCGGCAAAGATGGGAATGAACCCCGAGTTTTACGAAGAGTGCAGCGACGAAGCGTACGTGGCGATCACCGAGGATTGGATCGAAGCGGACGGCAAATCACCTTCCGGGTTTGACCTGGCGCAACTTCAGGCTGATCTAGCGGAAGTAACCGCGTGAGACAATAATAACCGGGGAGGGCAACATGAATCAGCCGTACATAATCCTGGTGTGGATCGCGCTCATCGCGTTTATCAGCTCGGCTTTCGTCGCTTTGTGGCGGCGCGATCCGGCGCCGTGGCCGGCCGCAATCGCGCTCATCGGCGCGGGCCTGTTCTTCTGGTGTTTGTTCACAATGTTCGCCGGCGCGCCACGATGATAATCCTGATCGTAATTCTGCTGTTGCTGTTCGGCGGCGGCTTCGGATACTACGGGCAAGGGCGATGGGGCAATGGTCCAGCGTGGGGCGGCGGGCTCGGCTTCGTGCTGGTGGTCCTGCTGATTCTGTACTTGCTCGGATATTTGCGTTAACGAGCTTCAACCGCTGGGCAGATGTCTGGCCGGTGGGACGACAGCGCGGTGGTCCCGATGCGCGAAGGAATTCGGGATACAAGCTCTAGGGTGTTGCGTGTCGCGTCGGACGCGGGCTACGTAACGTTTTCGAGGGAGAGCCGGATGTATAACACGAGTCCCGGCTCTCTTTAATTCCACAAAATCACCTTACTTAGTACCATAGTCCCTTGCGCTGCGCACGTGCTCAGGTTATCCTCGCTTATGGCGCAAACCACCTCACCTATCCAGGAATTTCGCAAATCCGCGGCATTCGCGGAGTCCAATCTGATCTCTCGCGGCTGGAAGCGCGCCGTCAATCCGCTGGGCGAAATCGAGCTTACTTCACCATCCGGCGATTGGCAATTCCTGATTTCCACAGACGGCTGGATGTCGTTCGCGAAATTCAATGACGATGATGTTTGCGTTGAGGGTGTCGGCATGGTTGCAACGCCGCGCTGGTGCTCCATCATGGACAGCGATAATTTCCAGGAGCTCGAAGCCGAGATGCGGACCATTGGGATATTTCCGTGGGAGTGCCCGTATTGCGGCCAGGAAGGCGGCACACCGAAAGCTCGGTACTGGAGTGACTTTCAGGGCGTCGAAGGACACGGCGGGGTAGTTCACTTCTCAGAGGAAGGCTGCACCGAGTGCCTGTAGAGCGCTGCCCGAACTGCAAGCGTGCGATGCCGCGCCCAATCCCCAAGGTGCGAAAGAAGCCGCGCAAGGGTCCGTTGCGCGATCCAAAATATCTGGCATGGTGTCGTGCGTGGTGGTGCGCGATTTACAGCTCCAATCCTATGGCCTTATTGCATGACTGCCGTCTTCCGCTCGACGCGGCGCACACCCAGAACAACGGAATGCGCTCTAAAGGGCCTGACTCCAGTTGCGTTCCATTGTGCCGAAAGCATCATCACGAATACGACGACGGCCGCGCGGCATTCGAGAAGAAGTACGGCGTGGACATGAAAGCTCTCGCGGCAGAGCACTACGCGCGATATTTAACTGAGAGCGGCGTGCAATCGTGAGCGGATTGCCGGCTGCTTTACATGCCGATCGACGCCGCGAGCGTCTTGTTTGCGCCTGACTGCTCGCGGCGGTTTTAAATTCTAACTAGGAGGATAGCATGGTTGTTCGGGAGCCTGAATCAAATTTCGTGCAGTGCCCGCCTGGGCTGCACGCAGCGGTGTGTGTGGATGAAGTGGACCTTGGCTTAATCGCGAATCGGTTCGACCCTGAATCCGATCCAATTCCAACCGTTCGCCTAGTGTGGCAAATCGCCGAGGACATGCCGGATGGTCGCCCGTTTCTGATCAAGAAAGAATACCGGGCGAGTCTGCACGAGAAGGCCGGACTCCGGCACGATCTGCAATCGTGGCGCGGCCGCGAATTTAGTTTTGATGAGTTGGTCGGCTTCGACCTTGAGAAAATCGTGGGTGTTCCGTGCATGTTGAACATCGTCGAGAAAACCTCGAAGAAGGGCAAGAAGTTCTCGAACATAGTCGCAGTGATGCCGCTGGCAAAGGGCCTCACGAAAATCGAGCCGCGCGACTACGTTCGCGTCATTGACCGCAAGCAGGACGATGAGCACAGCCAACAGGAACCGCCCGAAGCCGATTTCCACGGCATCACCATCACCGACGACGACGTGCCGTTCTGATCTGAAAGGAAAAAGTAGATGCCAGAGAACACCGCAGCCCGCGCATTGGGCCAAATCATCGAAGTGCTGGAACCACTCGACGCTGAGAAAAGAAACCGTGTGATGGAGCTGGTTCACACGTACTTCGCGTCAGAACCGGCACCGGCGAAGCGTCCGTACAATCGCAAGCCGAAAGAGCCGACATTGCCGCTTACGGAGGCGAAATGAGAAACAAGCAAAATTTTGACGCCAAGTGCTACGAATTGGCCGAGTACTTTATGTCTGAACCGGCCGGCAGATGGCGCGATGAGGACCGCACCGAACTTGCGGAACTAATCCAGAGAACCATCGAGGATTTTATGCACGAAGGCGAGGACGACGAAGCATGAGCACTAGCTTCTATGTGATTGAAGATTCACTCCAACAACTCGCAGACCTGCGCGAGCAAGCCGAAGCCGAGGGCGACTCGGAAGCGCTCAAGGTGATCGATGTCCAGATCGGTGAATACTTACTCCGCGAGAGCGACAAGATTTCAAGCTATGTTGGACTGATCCAGCTACGCGAAGATCAGGAATTGAACTGCGACCGTGAAATCGATCGGTGGACCGGGCTTCGCAAAAAAGCGCGCGCTGACAAGGAGCGGCTGAAAGCAACGGCGCTGGCGGTCATGCAGCGCTTTGACGTGAAGGCTCTGAAGGATGAGCGCACCGGCCAGGGATTCAGACGCCAAGGCAATAGTGGATTGCAGCCGCTCGAAATCACAGAGACTCCCTGGATCTTGCCGAATGAGTTCAAACGCTACAAGGTGCGCCTGAGCGCGGTGCAGATGTCGGAACTGATGAAAGCGCTGGGTGAATCTGGAATGGCGGAAGTCATCCTCACTGATTCGGTAGTTGAGGCCGACACAGAAGCAATCCGCAAGGCGCTCGCGATGCGGGTTACCTGCCCAGAATGCAAGGGTAATCCGAACATTCCGGAGCCCACCGCGGGAGAAACGTACTTGTGTCCGCGCTGCAGCGGCGCCGGTACAATCCCAAATTCGATCCCAGGTGCGCGGCTTCTGGAGCGTGGTGAGCAGGTTAGGATTTTATGAATCTCAAACAGCAAGTACAGGAAGCGCGGGAGCGGGCACAGAATAGGAACATTGGATATTTTACGCAGGCTTCGTATGCCGTGCGGGACATCCCAGCAATGGCCGATGCGCTGGAGCGGAGGATGCGAATAATCGAAGAAGTTTACGAATGGTCAGCCGCTCATCCAAACTGGATGGGAAATGATTTTCCCGTGCAGGACCTTCAGGAAGTGATCGCAGAGTGGAATGGCATAGCGTCTCAGGAGGGGAAATGAGCCTACTCCGCACCGAACATCCTCGTCTTGCGATCTGTTGCGGACAGCCACTTTCAGAGTGGTTTATTTACAAGTCTTACGCTGGCTGGGGAATGCGGTGTCTGTTTTGCGAACGAGTTTGGCCATTCCTAACGCACGCCGAATTTGCGTCTCAGGGCGCACCAAAGGAGCAAGGGAAATGAGCAAGCACACACCGGGTCCGTGGGATAAGGTGGTTCACGGCGAGCGAGATTCGCGAGTCGGCGCAAGCACTCTTATTGCAATAGTGTACTCAACCGCGTTTAGAGATCGGGAAAATCAGGAAGCGAATGCGCACCTGATCGCCGCCGCTCCGGATCTACTGGAAGCGCTGAAGTCGATTCGCTGCACGGATTGTAGGGACGGTGTATTACTAAGCGACTCGTTTTTATTTGATCTGGATCGCGAGGATGAGCGTCAGCCATGCCCCAATTGTGGCCCGCGTTTCATCGCCATTTCAAAAGCCGAGGGCGCGTCTCAGAAAGAAGGTGAGTTTTAAAGCTGAAGTGACGACGCCAGCGCCGCATAGGCCCAGGGAGACGTGCCCCGAACGAAGCACTTGTGAATCTGGGCAAAAGTTCGGGCGGCGTTGGCGTGGCTATTTCAATAAAGAAGGTGAGTGATGCGAAAGATTGACGGTAAGTTTCACATCGAGGAATTCAGGGGCTCAATTCAAATCGTAAAGACATCCAACGGCGATCCTGTTCCGCTGGAAGAGCCGCTGTTTCTGATACGTGCGCGTGATTATTTAGCGTTGCCGCTACTCCATGCCTATCGAAAGATGTGCATCGAGGACGGCTGTACAGACTTCCAAATCGAGGGCAACGACAAGGCTATCCTGGAGTTCGAGAAATTCGCGCGTGAGCATCACGACCGGATGAAGCAGCCTGGAATTACGCGAGGTGAGTGATGCCGGATAAATCACGTTGGAGAGTCGGCGGACCACACAGTTTCGGCGTGGACACCTACGGCGTATATCGCGATGGTGAATGGATGTTTGAATGTAAAAATTCCACGGCAGCGACTGAAGTAGTAGAGTTGCTGAATCGCGGGCAGACGGAGCGGGAACGGTGCGCGCAGATCGCAGAGACTTACGAGGGCCACGATTGTATAGCGGGCCACAAGATCGCGGCGCGCATCAGGAGCGAAGAATGAAACTCCCAAATCCCTACAAGTGCGACGAATGCGGAGTGCTGAAAGGTGAAAGTAATCATTGGTGGCGTGCGCGGTTTTCGAAGGGCTTGTTTACAATCCGCGCGTGGGGCTCAGTGACCAATGAAACAAAGGGTGAATTTCATCTTTGCTCAGAATCCTGCGCCTCAAAAGCGATGAGCCGGGCAATTGGAGCGAATACACCACGTGGTAAGGAAGGTGTGGAATGACGCCGCAGGAAGTTTTTGAGCGAGACGGTTTTTTGGTTGTGGCCTCGATCAAGCCGATTAAAATTGGTTCCCTGGAGGTGATTCAGCACGGCGAGGGGGCAGGATCGACCGTGGTGGTGATCGGCCCAGCCGCGGTCGATGAAGCCGCGCGCCAAGCCACGAGCGCTGGATGGAAGTGGCCTCCAGTGTACGGAACACAGCAATATTTTTACAAGACGATCGCCGAATGAGGAAACGCGCACGCATCGACCAAAACCGGCCCAAGTTGAGCGAAGCCCACATTCAGAAGGCCATCGTTGACCTGCTGGTGCTGGATGGCTGGCGGGCGTTCCGCACGGACCCGGTGAGCGACAAATCGCGCGGCAGAGGCTTCGGTGAAATCGGAATGCCTGATTACCTTTTTCTACGGTACGCTCCGATTTCCAGGATTGAAATGGATGTCGTTAACGATACCCAGCGAGCCGACGAGACGCTCTGGATCGAGTTCAAAGCGCCCGGCAAGAAGCCAGCCCCGGCGCAGCGGCACTGGCACGCCGCTGAACGCGCCCGCGGAGCCTTGGTGATGGTATTCGATAGCATCGAGGGCTTCAGGGCCTGGTATCGCGATTCTGGGCTATCTAGGGCGGTGCGCTGATGCCGCTCACCTGGTCAGTACTATTTGCGGATTTTGGGGCTTGCGCTGGAGCGTGAGTCTGAGATAGGCTGAACGTAGCTGGGAACGTTTGTCTGGGCGCGTGATTACCCTCCAAGGCCACGCGCCCAGATGCCTTTGGAGGGCACATGTCATTGTCACGCGGCGCTCGCGCCTGCCTAAAAACTCTTCAGTCCTACCTCGGCGGCAAGAATTACTGCTGGCCTTCTCAGTACACTCTGGCGGAAGATTTGAAGTGCTCCCGCCGCTCGGTAATCCGCTACATCAAAGAGCTTCGAGCGGCAAAACTTGTCACATCGGGCAGAAGCAACCGCAACACCAGCAATACCTACACTTTGCAGCCTAGTTTGTCACTTCGGGTGTCACATCGTCCTGTCACATTGAATAAAAACCTTATAGAACCTGAAGTGCGGCGCCCGCCTCAAACGGAAAAACGCACGGAAGGACGCCGGAGGGTGTGGGAGTTTGACGACTGCGATCCGGCCGAGCTTCAGCGATTCATCGATGAACACGAAAGACGGAGGCAGGCATGACGAGGGAGCGGACGTTCTGAAATGATGACACGCGGCGAACGGCTTCAGGAGCTGGAGGAAATGATTCTTGCTGGCTGGGGTGACATGCGAGCTCGCGACATTCCGCCAGATTGGCGAACGCGCAAGCCATGTCCAATATCCACACCGGTGGAAAAACCTGTGGAAACTGAGGAGCAGGCACTTGCCAGGCAGTTGTGGGAGCGTGACACAGCGAAGCGCAGCGAGCGAGCTAGGGCGTGGCAGGCCAAGGCGCGAACTATCCGGGCCCAGAAGCGATTATTCAAGCAAGCCGCGATGCGCGCGCGAAACCTTCAGGCGCAGCAATCCCAGCGACGGAATGAATACGTCAGGGAAACTGGAAAGCGGGAGGTGGCTGGATCGTGAAGCGAACTTATCCGGTAGAGGTTTTATGGTGCCCGAATCCGTCAAAGACTGAACTGCGGGCGAGTGGCGGTGCCAGGCGAACAGGCTGGATGTTCCCGAGGGCCGTTGAGAAGCAGCTCATTGAAGACTGCCGAGATCTCACAGTACTCCAGTTGTTTGGTGGACGGAGCAGCTTCGGGACTCGCCTCGATGTGGATCCGCTGATTCGTCCGGATGTGATCGGTGATGCGTGGCTTCCGCCGTTCCCCCAGGACAGCTTTGACGTCGTCATCATCGACCCGCCTTACATCACCCTGAGTGCGCAATTAAAACATGCGCTATTTGCGGCGGCGAACAACATCGCCCGAGTCCGGGTGATTTGGTTCTCAACCATCTGGGTGGCCGCGAGCTCGGGATTATCGACCGAAAAGGCATACCTGGTTCGCGTGGGCGATTCGTGCAACGCGCGAGTGCTCCAGTATTTTCGCATTCGGCAAAAGATTCAGCCGGTTGCGAGGTTCAAGCGCGGCCCGGCCATGAAATACAACCGATGGCTCGCGCAGCCCGGAGCATTGCCGTACTCCCAGGCAAATGTGGGTGATTAATCCAATGGAGCCGTGAACCTGTGATACACTTTCCCCAAATGCGCAACCTGAAACGTCTTTTAACGATTTCGATCCTTCTGCTGGCCGGATGCTCCGTACTCTCTAGCTTGGAAGCCGTAATCAACGCCACAGCTTCAGCAGTGCCTATTCTGGAAGCAGCCGGCGTCAATGTTCCACCGCAAGCGGTGACGTACATCGATGCGGTAGCAAACTGCGCCGGATCTCAGAACGGTTCAACGGCACCGACAGACCAGCAAATCCTTGCGATTGCAGCTTGCATGGCCTCTCAGATCGCGCCAACGCTACCACCCGGAACCGCAAGTGCAATTGTTTCAATTGTTGGTGCTGTGGCGAAAGACGTTGCCAATTTCCTTGCGCAGCATCCGCCGGCGGCGCCGAACCCGCAAACCAAGCTGGCATCGATGAGCGCGGGGGACCAGGCCAAAGTAGCGGCGATCGAAGCGAAAGCGGCCGGCGTTCATGCGAAGCTGAAGGCGTTAAAGCATTAATTCCATGGGTGCGGTCAGGCATACCCGACAGACACGCGAGCGCGTGATCGCTGAGTTTCGCCGCTGCGGGCGCGTTGACATGGCGTGCGCCTCTGAAGGCGTCGACCGCTCAATGCACTACGACTGGCTGAAGAAAGTCCCGGAATACAAAGCCGCGTTTGAAGAAGCGCGCGAGCAAGTCGCCGGACTCCTTGAAGACGAAGCAGTTAGGCGCGCTTATCATGGGACTATTAAGCCGGTTTCGATCGGTGGAAAGCTGTACATGGTCACCGAGATGAGCGACCGGCTGCTAGAATTCCTCTTGAAGTGCAGGAATCGTGAAGTGTTCGGTGACCGGCAGGATCTCCAGCACTCCGGCGAGTTGACCGTTAAACGGCTGATCGGCGTTCCCATCGATGAAATCTGATGCCGTTCGCGGATTACCGGCCGTATGGAGCAGCTCGTGAAGTTTTCCGGGCGCGCGGTCCTGAGGTAATCCTCTCTGGGCCGGCCGGCACCGGCAAGTCGCGCGGGATGCTTGAAAAGGTCCACGCGATCGCATCGAAGTACGACGGCTCTCGGCAACTCCTGGTCCGCAAAACCCGCACTAGCCTGACCAACACCACGCTCGTGACCTACGAGCAGCTTGTCTTGCCGGACGGCCACGCCGAAATGAGCTACCAGGGCGCACGCTACCCGAACGGCTCGATTATTGACTTCGGCGGCATGGACAAAGCCTCTAAAATCATGTCGAGCGAGTACGACGTGATTGCGGTTCCAGAAGCAACGGAGCTGACAGAGAACGATTGGGAATCTCTCACCACGCGGCTTCGCTGGGGAATCGTTCCGTACCAGCAGATGTTGGCCGATTGCAACCCGTCGTATCCGAAACACTGGCTCAAGCAGCGCGGAAACTCCGGTAAGGCGCTGATGCTCGAATCGCGCCACCAAGACAACCCGGCGCTCTGGAACGGAAAAGACTGGACCGTAAAGGGCGCGGCATACATAGCAAAGCTCGACGCACTGACCGGCGCGCGTTACCTGCGTCTCCGGAAGGGAATCTGGGCGGCGGCCGAGGGGATGGTGTACTCGGACTACGACGCCGCAGTGCATCTCATCGACCGTTTCGAGATTCCACGCACTTGGTCAAGAACGTGGGTGGTCGATTTCGGCTACACAAATCCGTTCGTTTGGCAGGCGTGGGCGCGTGATCCGGATGGCCGGCTGTTTCGATACAAGGAAATCTACCGCACTCAGACGCTTGTCGAGGATCACGCCAAGCAGATCATGAAAGCCGTCGCTGGCGAACCGAGGCCGATCGCGATCATCTGCGATCACGACGCTGAGGACAGGGCAACGCTGGAGCGGCATCTCGGAATGTTGACCGGTGGCGCGTTCAAAGCGATTGCGCCAGGCATTCAGGCTGTTCAGCGGCGAATGAAACCCGCCGGCGACAAGAGGCCGCGGATATTCTTGCTTCGAGATTCGCTGATCGAGCGCGACGCCAACTTGCTCGACGCTCATCTGCCGACCTGCACCGAGGAAGAAATTGAGGCATACTCGTGGCCGGTGACGCCTGGGCGCGGAAAAGAAGCGCCGATCGACAAAGATAATCACGGCATGGACGCGATGCGGTATTGTGTGGCGTTTCACGATTCGCTGGCGAGTGAGCCGATGCGCGACCAGTCGACGGATACGATTTACGAGCGCGTGCAGATCTCGCGGTATTAGTACCAGTGGGACTTGCGCACGTGCTCTTAACGTGTAGAATGGAGCGATGCCGAACGGGCCGACAGTCTGCGCAATCATGCTCACGAAGGACAGGCCGGAGCTGGCCGCCAAAGCGGTCGAGTGCTTCAGAAAGCAGACTTACCCAGTAAAGGCGCTTTATCTTCAGGATTTCGGAGTTCAGCGTTTCGATCCGGGAAACGTTCGTGATCTTCGGATGTGTCTGGCGTGGGACGCGCCGAATGGAACCATCGGAAGCAACCGAAACGCCGCGAACAAAGGCGCGAGCGGTTACCAGTTCCGGAACCAAACCTCCGCGCCATGGCTATCGCCCGACATCTTCATCCACTGGGACGATGACGACTGGAGCCATCCGAACCGCATCGCGGAGCAAGTCGCATTCCTTCAGGCGAGCGGCGCGGACGCAGTGGGTTTCAACGAAATGCTGTTCTGGCGCACATTCACCCACATCGAGGACCATTACTGCGAGGGCGGCGAATGCTGCGCGCCGCAAGCGTGGCTCTACTCTCATCCTCGACCCGATAGACCTCTTGGCACATCGCTGTGTTACTGGAGAAAGACATGGGAGCGTAAGCCATTTGCCGATGGGCCTAAGCCGGGAATGCCGAGCGAATTTTTCCACTGGTTCAGGGAATTGAAGGTGGTCGCGGTGTCGTCTTTGGAGCGCGGCGAACCGCGGATGGTCGCGCGGATTCATGGAGCCAACTTCGGAACATACGATTTAGAAGGGCTGATCGCCGGCGGTTCGCGTGAGTGGAAACGGGTGCCGGATTGGGACGAAAGGATTCGCAGCATACTCGCATGAAGAAACATCACGCTTCCCCGAAGCATCTGGCGCGGTACGTCGATGAGTTCGCATTTCGATTGAACGAAGGCAACGTCAAGCGCCACACATTCGAGCGCCTTGATTCGTTCGTGGACGCCATCGTAGGGAAACGCCTGACGTATGCTCGGTTGATTGCCAAGGTGCCAGCATGAGCGACATCCGAATCAGAACGAACGCCGGTTGCATTGAGAATTACTGTAATGAGCGCCTGTTCAATAAAGACGACTCGAAAGAGATTCGTGATGTATTTCGCCAGATCCTTGCTCACGTTAAGGCCATCCTTGAAGCCGATGCCGACGAGAGAAAGAAAGGCTAACTATGGGAATTATATACATGACTACCTCAGCGAGGAGGTTGAGATGCCAACATTGAGGGAACTTGAAGCGCAATTCATCGCCTATCGAGAAGAGACTAAGGAGGAGATGTTCGCTCGCGGCCACATCAAACCAGCAGCCTTGTTTCAGCGCGTTGGTATGCTGCAAGAAGCTCACGGTGTGCGTTTTATTTGCCCGAAGTCGTTCGCCACGCACGGCGGAAAGGTTGGAGCGCATTCTGTGCAGGTGTATTTTGCGGGCAGCCCAGTTCCTAGCGATATGGGGACGAACAAGGACGGCCAAACCGTTCGTTGGAACGCCTCTGGAACGTCTCTTGACGATTTATCTCTCTCGCCGTCGATTCAGGAGCAGGACAGCATTTGTGGATGGCACGGATTTGTAGGAAACAGCGGCGTCCCTGCTGGAAGTGCAAGCTGAGGTAGTCATGTATATAATTCCCCTAACTATACTCATGTATATAATTCCCAAACCAATACCACCTGAAAAGCTCTCGCGCATCAAGAAACGCGCCGCGCTCGCGGCCCGACACCGGCGCGACCCAGGCAATACTGAAATGGTCTACGGAAGCGGAAAGCGCGGCTCATTTGAAACGAGGAAGCGATAATGTCAGTTTGGCTCTGTATCCCATCGAAGCGACCACCTCAAGAAGCCGAGAAGGTTCTGAAGTTGTGGCGCAAGCGCGGTTATAGGATTGCCCTGTTCTTGGACGATTGGAGGTTTGAGAACCGAACATATGATCGCATTCTGAGTGGTTTTACGACGGGTGGCTACCCAGGTTACGCGAATGCCGTGAACGCCCTCGTAAAAGACGTGGCGTACATGGACTCAACCGCCGAATGGTTCATCGCGGCAGGTGACGATGTCGAACCGGATCTGAATCACTCAGCCGAAGAAATCGCGATTGAATGCTCGTCGTATTTCGGTCGGATAAACGGCGTGTATAAGGTGGAATGTTTGAACTTCTACCAAGACCCGGACTTATCCGCAAGGGGGATACTTGGGCGTCCTGACTCCACCTTTGGCGTCATGCAACCGACAGGCGACCGCTGGGGAGACTCAACAGTCTCACGCCAGCGCTACGGACAGAACCGCGGCGCCTACATCGATCGCGTCTGTGGATCAGCATGGATCGGTCGCGAATTCGCGAAACGCGTGAATCAAGGCAACGGCCCGCTGTGGCCGGAATACAAGCACCAGTTCGTTGACGAGGAGCTTCAGGAAGTCGCAACGAAGCTGGGCGTCTTCTGGCAGCGACCGGACCTGATCCAGCTTCATCGACATTGGGGGCGCGGACCCGAAGCAGCGCCGAACATGCCGGGCCAACTGGAGAGAATGCCGGAGTTTCTGAAAGAGGCGAACTCGCCGGAGCATTGGGAAAAGTACAAGACGTTGCTCGAGAAGCGTAAGGCTGCGGGATTCCCTGGATCGGAGTTGCTTCCGTGAGCGAAAATGGCGAGCGCGTTACGATCAGCCAATTGATCGCGGAGCTTGAGAAGATCAAGGCTCGCGATGGTGACCTTGGCGTCTCATGCCGATGTTTACAGCACGGAGTGTTTGAGCGTTGGAAGTTAAACATTATCAGGAACTTTGATAACGTCCCGACCGTTCTGTCGTTCTGGGAAACCGATACATACGAGAACCTGCGGCCCGTTGCTCTTTAAATGCGAAAAAGACGGAGAACCTGCACCCATGGTCGAAGACCAACCTGACTGGGTTCATCCAATCAACGAATCGAGCAACCGCGCTATCGTCTCGGCCGGGCTCGGTTCGCAGCATTACCGAAAGCTGCTTCGCTCGACGGAAAATCACTGCGCCGTTCACTGTCCAGACACTTGGCGGCTGTTCTTTGACGTTCTGCCGGCTGGCTGCGTACCGCATGAGCGGCGTCCGTACAAATTCAAACTCGCGGCGCTAGAGCGGCCCATCAGTGCGGGATTCCGATATGTGGTCTGGATGGACTCGACATTCCAACCGGTCGATTCGATTGAACCGCTGTGGGAGCATATTGCGGAGCACGGCTGGTATTGCGCGCGCCAGGGCGATGCAAAGCTGGGCGAGTGGACCACGGACGCAGCGCTTGACCGGTTTTGCCTGAACCGCGACGCGGCGATGAACATTCCGTTGGTCTATAGCGGATTGGTGGGGTTCGACATGATGAGCGACCCGGGCAAGCAAATCTGGCAATCGTGGCGCGGATTGGAGACGCTCGGAGTTTTCGCCGGCGCCCACGAGAATATCCCGCACGCGCCGTTCGGCAATCACGGCCTGAAGTGGGTCGGGCACTGTTCGGCAGATCCGCGGTGTAAGGGTCACCGGCACGACGAGAGCGCGTTATCGTTCATCCTCAGCCTATTGAAATTGACTCCGGTTGATGAGGACTTCGCGGGGCTGGGAATCGGCCGGCACGTGCCGGATTACGATGTGGTCAAGATGCGTCAGACGCTGCTGTCGGAAGTCAACGACGCTTGCGATTTCCCTGCCTGGCAGGAAGAGGTTATCAAATTGTGCCGGTAAGCGCGTGGCAGGGCGTGAGCGCCATCATGGACGAGATTGATCGTCTCGCGCCGAAATCCGTCCTCGATTTGGGTGTGGGCTTCGGCAAGTATGGCGTGCTCTGCCGTGAGCTGCTGGACGCACGGCACGGTCGCTGCCGGCCGGAACAGTGGCAGACGCGCATCGTGGGCTACGAAGCGCACCGAGCCTACGTCAATCCGTGCTGGCACGTCTACACGTGCGTCATCGAAAACGATTTCACGAAATACGCGGCCAGGGGCTTCGATTTGGTGCTGATGATAGACTCGCTTGAGCATCTTGAGCCGAACGTCGGAAAACGGTATTTGTGGGAGTTGGTTCACCAAAACAAACAGGTGATCGTGAGCGTCCCGAATGGGTTGATGGAGCAGGGCGAAGTTTACGGGAATGCGTTTGAGGCGCACAAGTGGACGTTCAACGGGACCGAAGAATTTGAGCAGTACGAATTCAAGCTTATCCACCAAAGCGTCTGCACGGTGGTGAGCATCAAGGGGATTGAGAATGAAGAATCGAGACGGTGATTAATGTACTCGCAGGATCAGGAAGAGCAACACATCCTCGCGGCGCTGCGTGATGTGCCCGGCTTCGGTCACCAGGCGCGATTCCTGGACATTGGCGCATGGCACCCGAAAACCTTCAGCAACACCCGCGCACTGTTTGAACTCGGATGGTCTGGTGTCATGATTGAGCCTTCGCCAGGTCCAATGCTCAACCTGCTCGCCGACTACGGCAATGAGCCGCGCATCGCACTGGTCTCGGCCGCTGTTGGTCTTGAGACTGGCTTCGCGTCCATGCACATCACGGACGACGCGGTATCGACACTGGACGCCAAGAGCTTCGAGATGTGGAAAGACCACGCGAAGTTTCACGGCTCGATGTCCGTGCCGATTATCACACTCGAAGATATCGCGATGCGATTCGGTGGGTTCGACTTCTGGAACATAGATGCCGAGGGGATCAGCGTGGATTTATTCAAACGGATGATGGTGTTGGGACATGAGCCGCGTTGTGTGTGTGTCGAGCACGACGGGCGCGAAGGCGAACTGATTTCGTCGGCCAGCTTGAAGTACAACGTGGTCTATGGAAATGGAACGAACCTCGTGATGGTGCGGAAATGAGGCGCTGCATCGTAAATGTCGCGACGGGACGGTATGTCAAAGGGCAAGAGCGAATGCGCGAAGCATTCCGAATTCCCGGCTGCGGCGAGATGACAGTAGCGACGTGGCCCGATGAGCTTCCAGATGGATGCCCACCGCACGCCGAGGTTCCGTACGCGATGAAGGCGTACGCTCTCAAAAACGTGGCCGATGCTGGCGATGAAACTCTACTTTGGTGCGATGCCTGCATACTCCCCGGCGCCCGACCGCTTACTGACTTATGGGAAAAGATCGAACGTGATGGCGTGTGGCTCGCGAACAACGGATTCTCGAATTACGAATGGACGGCGGATTTCGCGTATCCGGAGTTGTTTCGAGAAGAACTCGCAAAGTGGGGCATTGATCCTGATCGACACTCGCCGCTCCCAGCGTACCTGCTGGAGGAATTACGAAAGCTCAATAAAAAGATCCCGCACGTGGTGGCGACGGCGTTCGGAATCTCGTTAAAGCATCCCAAGGGCAGAGCATTTCTGGATGAGTATTACCGTCTTGCAAGCGAAACGAAAGCGTTCTGTGGGCCGTGGACGAATCTGGGGCGTACAGCGATGTATGCGCCAGATTTCACAGAGCAGTGGATGCCCGGTGAGCGTCAATGCGTGTGCGGACCTCCCGACGTGCGCGGCCATCGGCACGATCAGAGTGCCGCGAGCGTAATCGCGTGGCGGCTGGGAGTAGAATTGACGGACTGTCCCGAGTGGTTCAGCTATCGAGGAGGCGAGACGGATAAAACCTGTCTCATTGCAGATGGAAGCTACTGACGATTTCACGCTGATTGAACAAGAGCTTGTAGCGCAAGCGCGGCTCATCACAGATGCGAAGTACGAAATGCGCGAGCAGGATTTCTACGAGTCGATACGCCACATAGTGCCGATCTGGTCCGAGCGTTGGGGATCACACGCATGAAACTCACCGCGCTGATGCCGTGCCGGAATGAGGATTGGTGCCTCGGGCTCTCCGCGCGCGTGGCGCTCACCTGGGCCGATGCGTTGTGCATTCTGAACCACGCATCGACAGACGAAACCGTGGACATCATCGCCGAAGTCTCGCGCGAGCATCCTGGACGTGTTCATTTGATCTCGGCGCCGGAACTCCAGTGGTCAGAGATGCAACATCGGCAGATGCTGCTCGAAGCTGCGCGCGATCGCGGCGCAACCCACATCGCCATTGTCGACGCCGATGAAATCCTCACTGGCAACCTGATCGAATTCGCCCGCACCGGCATTGGAACGGCGGCGGCGCGCGGACTGGTGGAGTTGCCTGGCTACAATCTCCGCGCCTCATTGAATCGCTATCACCTGAACGGAACATGGGGACGGCGGCATTTCGCTTTTGCGTTCGAAGACAATCCTCGATTGCACTGGTTCGAGAAAGGCCGAACGACGGAGCAATTTCACAAGCGTGTTCCGGATGGACCGCTGGAGAGGCGCAATCCATCGCCGATTCCACAAGGCCACGGTGGGATCATGCACCTGTGGGGCGTGAGTGACCGGCGGCTACGCGCCAAGCACCGGGCGTACCGCATCACAGAAGCGTTGCGTTGGCCGGAGAAACCGCACGCTGAAATCGAGCGCATGTATTCGTGGTGGCGCACCGGGATAAAGCCCGAGGAGCCGAATAACTGGCAGTTCGCGGACGTGCCGGAGTCCTGGTGGTCGCCGTACGAGAAGTGGATGAAGTATCTCAACGTGAGCGCAATTCCATGGCAGGAAGCATGGTGCGATGAGATGATAGAGAGACATGGCATTCAAAGATTTGAAGGGCTCTCGGTTCAATCGTCTTCTCGCGGTTGAACACCTAGGCGGTTCGTTCTGGCGCTGCCTCTGCGACTGCGGAAACTACACCCGGGCAAACGCGAGCAATCTTCGGAATGACCACACCAAAAGCTGTGGGTGCCTAAAGGTAGAGTCTTCTACGAAGCACGGGCTGGTGGACAGCCCGGAATACAATGCGTGGGCGAATATGACCGCGCGGTGCGAGAACCCAACCCATCCTAACTTCAAGCACTATGGCGCACGCGGAATCCGCGTGTTCAGCGAATGGCTTGGGCGTGGAGGCTTCGCTAGATGGCTGGCGCACGTTGGGCGTCGCCCTTCCGCTTTACATTCAATTGAACGAATTGACAACGAAAATGGATACGTTCCTGGTAATCTTCGGTGGGCAACGCGCGGCGAGCAGATGCGCAACACGAGGGCGAACCATTGGATCGAGATAGATGGCGAGCGCCACACCGTTTCCGATTGGGCAACGCTCAAGGGGCTGCACTTCACCACGATTCACCACCGGCTAGCACGCGGCATGAGCGAACGTGATGCTGTTTGTATTCCTCCGCGCGAAGGCGGACGCCGGATGAGCAAAAAGAAATGAGCAACGTCAAGAAAGTACCCGAGACGGATCCGACCTGGCCGCAGTGCATGTGCTGCGCTGACCAGGGGCTCGTGGGTGGACCGAAGCACGGCCACGAGTACCGCTTCTGCCTGTGTCCAGCGGGCGAACGAAAGCGCGTAGCCGAACCGAACGCAGCCAACGAAGCTAATGCGGTTACCGCGAAGCTCTCCGCTCTGTGAGATAATCGCGCCCATGAGGCTGGGCCAACTGCTCGATCGCTTCGCCGGCTACTTGGCCAAGCGCTCTCCGAAACTTCAAAAGATCGCCGGCAAGCTGTCGGATCAGCTCGAAGACGCCCGCGAAACCCGCAAAGCCTTCGCCGAACTCGCTCAAGAGCTCGCGCTGCGCAAAGAAGCGGCCGAGGAGCGACTTCACCAGATTAAAGAGATCCGCGCAGCCGAGCGGATGTGTCTCACGCCCGACCGTCAAATCCTGGACGCGGCGTATTCGCTGCTCCCGGAAAGCGAACGCACGCCGGCAAAAGCGGAGCACGTTTTCAAGGAACGGCTGTGGGAGTTGGAACTCGCGCTTGAAGATCGCGGCTGGGTCAGGGAAACGACGCTCGCGGCTCTGGAATTCTCGCGCTACGGCGTTCAGCAGCTCATCCGAATCTGCCGCATCTACGGAATCAAAAACCCAATCATTAAGCGAATCGCGGAAATCTGTGAGCTGTACGTGTTCGGGCGCGGCATCGAGATCCGCGCGGACGACGACACGGCAAACGACGTCATTCAGGATTTCTTGCAGGCCAACGATGCGGAGATGGGGCACACCGGGCTGGCGAAAAAAGAGAACGACATTCAGACCGATGGCGCGTTGTATTTCGGGCTGCCGACAGACGGCAAGGGCAACGTTCGCGTGTTGATGATTGACGCGCTGGAAATCATGGACGTCGCGACCGACCCGGACGACACCGCGCACCCGCAATTCTTCAAGCGCCGATGGTCTCGGAGCGAGCTTGACATGAACAGCGGCCGTGAGGTGATGACCACGCTGACTTCCTGGTATCCATCGCTCGAATACGTTCAGAGCGAACCAAAACAGAAGCCACAGAAGATTGGCGATGATCCGGTGAATTGGGACATGCCAATTCTTCGGGATCGTTCGTCGGGTTCTGGACCGTCCAAGTGGCGCTGGCCAGTGCCGCCGATCTTCGCCGCAGTGGACTGGGGACGCGCATACAAAGACATCCTCGAAGACTACGCCACTGTGCGGCGAACGTTCGCCCGGTTCGCGCTGATGGTCGAGACGAAAGGTGGGCCCGGTGCGATCGCGGCGTACAATTCCCTGTTCAGCACGTCGTTTGCGGATGCCGATGGAACCCAGATCGAGCGCAACCCGCCTCCGGTGGCCGGCTCGACTCACATCGCAGGACCGGGCAACAGCATTCAGGCTTTCAAATCCGCTGGAGCGCAATCGAATCCGGATGAAGCGAGACGCATTCTGTTGATGGCGTGCGCCTCGGCCGGAATGCCTGAGACGTTTTTCGGTGATGCGTCCACCGGATCACTCGCAACGGCACTATCGCTGGATCGTCCCACGGAACTAAAGTTCACGGCGATTCAGCGGCGATGGTCGCACATTCTGAAAATGATCCTGCATTACGTGCTGGACATGTCGGCAAAGTCGCCTGGCGGGCGATTGAAAGAAGCCCGCGCGAATAATTCCGCTCCGCAACCGATCAAGATCATTGTGAAGTTCCCGACCGTTATCGAGCATGAAATCCAGCCAATGATTCAGGCCATTACGGAAATTGCATCGCTCGGTGGACGAAACGGCATCGCGGCGGGAATCGTCGACCGGCGCACCATCGCGGCTTTGCTGCTCGAAGAAATCGGATACGAAGGCGTTGACGATTTACTCGACAAGATTTACGGCAAGAGCTACAAACCGGCGGCGGATGTGACAGACCAGCGTTCGCAGGTTCCGGCGCAATCACTCACGCAGCCCACCGGGAAGCCGATGACGGATCTATCAACGCCTCCACCATTGCCGCCTCCACCTGCACCGCCACCGCCGGTATTGCCTCCACCGCCCGCGCCTGGCACTGGCGTTCCGGCTGTGCCTGCGGTGCCAGCGAAACCAGGCGCGCCGGCGCCCGCTAAACCTGGTGCGAAGCCAGCGGCCAAGGCTGCACCCGGAGCCAAGCCCGCGCCGACGAAGAAAGAAGCGCTGCTCGAAGCCGTTGGCGCGTTGCGTCTTGCGGTTGCGGAGTACGAGGATAAAGACGATGCGTGAGCACGCGACGGTCAAGGGCCAAGATGCGCGGCGCACCAGCACGAAAACTCACGCGCGTTATCACACGTTGCCGGAAGAGAGAAACATGATCCGCACGGCCTACAATCGCGCGCTCGACGATCCACGCTTCGCGCCGATGAAAGAAGCGATTCTCGTGAAAGACGGAAGGCTGACAGAGGAAGGTATCCGGCGCGGCATCAAGCTATGAAATTGTTCATCATGCGCCATGCAGAAGCCGAAAGCGGAATGCAGATGGACCCAACCCGCAAGCTCACCGACACCGGCAAGAGACAGGCAAAAATGATGTCAAAATGGCTCGCGCGTCAGGACATCGAAAAGCCGGATATCGTGGTCCATTCGAGCTTCCAGCGAGCAATCTCAACAGCGAAACGCGTTGCGAAGCATCTCGACGTTCCGATGGTGCAAGCCTACAACGGAACACTGGACCCGGACGGACACCCGGAAAAGACGTGGACCGATCTAAAGAAAATCGCGCGTGACAACCAAGCCAAATCGCTCATCGCGGTAACGCACGGCCCGCTGGTGGAGAAACTTCTCGCGTATCTGACCGGCGCACCGTTACCTCAGCAATTCCATTACGCTCATGCGGCGATCGCGCACCTTGAAACTACAAATGGAGCGCGAGGGATTCTACATTGGCTGGTGACGCCGAACGTGGTCGCGCGTGACGAAGATGAACTCCAAAACGTGACGCACGATGCGCACGCTACGATTGAGGCGGCTCTTTCGATTGCGGAACTGGCGGTTGCGTCGATGTCGGATTAGGCTCTTTGTCTTCCTCGCGCTTCGGCATCGGCGCGGCCAGAACCACCCGTGCAATTTCAACGCCTGAAAACAGCAGCGTGCCTTTTTCGGCGAAGGTGTTCGCGGTCATCTCGCGAAACGCTTTGACGCCGGCGGCGAAGCCTTGGGCCGCGGCGCGGATCTCATCTGCCGATCGATACTGCCGCTGGTAATCTGCCATATATTTTTTACACTCTCCGCACCAGTTTCCACCTGGTTCAGCGTCTCGTTTTCCGCATCGCGTACATGACGGCATCCTGCCGAGCGCGGGCTCGGTGAACACCGACTTCTGTTTTGCCATTTCGTCAAGCTTACTAAACTTGGTGGCCGTTTTGTTGGAACCGCAAGATGTTGTACCTTATCCTGCTTCTCGATGGCCGCCGCCAAAGTTCCCGCAAAAGAAGCCGCGATTCAGCACTCTGACGTTAAATCGCGCCTCCGCGACATCATCAACGATCATTCGAGCGCGAAGGTCAAAGCGGGGAAATATGCGCACTCCGGTGATTCGTACGTCGATCACGACGGCGACGGCACCGAGGGCAACTGCACGTACTACTGCAAGGGCGACTTGCGCCAGGCACCTTACGAGCTGGGCTCAACGAAGGCCGGAAGCGTCGGCGGTTCAATCGATTTCAACAATTCGAAGAACGTAGTCCCGGTCACGAACTACGCGCCGGAAGCCGAGGACCACGAGAATTACACGGCCATGGAGTCGATTCGACCCTACCGTGAGGCAATTGAACGCTGGGCGCTCCTGAAAGCCGAGATCTATACGGAGCTTCCGGAGTACCACGAGCGCTTCATCTCGAAGAAAACGCGGGACTCGATGGACAGTAGCGACTTCGCCGGCAAGGGAACATCGTTTCCGATCAAAACGTCAGAGGACGTCCCGGCGGCGCTCCACAGCATCGGCCGAGCCGGGCCGGGGAACTATTCGGGCGACACCATTCGGGCGAACATCAAGAAGATCGCGAAACGGAAGGGTCTGGCTTTACCGGACAGCCTGAAAGACGCCTCCGACAAAGAAGCGTGGAGCACATGGAAGCCCGAGGGCTCGCTCTTGCTAGAATCTGCGGCAACGTTCATCGAGCAGCCGCGTCTGCAGGAAGCGGCGACCACCGATTACCCCATCAAGCTGATTTCGCCAGGGCGTGGTTCATCCGGCTACTATCCAGCCGAAACCCTGCGTAAAGCCGCTGAAGGCAAAGTCTTTAAAGCCGGAACGCAGATGTTCTGGAACCATGACACAGACGCGGAAGAGAGCGCACGGCCCGAAGGTGATCTCAACCGGCTGGCCGCAGTGACCACCACGGATGCGCAGTGGCACGAAAACGGGCATGACGGGCCAGGATTGTACGCCAGGGCCAAGGTTTTTAGCGATTACGCGGACAAGGTCAAGGAAATGGGGCCGCACATCGGCCTGAGCATCCGCGCCGGCGGCGATCGCGACGAATCAGCGAAAGCGCCTGACGGGAAACCCCGGGTCATCACGGCACTTCGAAACGCCGCGTCGGTGGATTTCGTTACCAAGGCCGGGCGGGATGGAAAGATTTTCACGGAGAGCGACAGCTCTGAAGGAGAGGACATGGACAAAAACGAGGTTCTGGCGCTCATCAAAGAGTCGCAAGCTCCACTGATTGCGGAAAATAAACAGCTTCGCGAGATGCTGGCCACCGTCAAGGCGAAGCCGCTGATTACCGAACGGTTGGCCGGGATCCGGCTACCCGACGCCATCAAGTCGAAAATTGTTGAGGCGCTGGCGCCCGCGATCCCGACCGACGCCAACGGCGCTGTTGACCTGAAAAAGC